CCTTGGCGCGCTCGGCGTCGCCGGCGGCGCGGCGGGCGCGGCGCAGGCCGTCACCCGCTTTGCGCAGGTCGAGCGCTCGATGACGCGGATCGCCATCACGGGCGACGCTGCGCAATCGCGCGTGGCGGGCATGACCTCCGAAATGCGCGACCTCGCCTATCAGACCGCGCTCCCCTTCGAGCAGCTGCAGAAGGGCATGGAATCCTTGACCGCCTCCGGTCTCTCGGTCGATCAGGCGATGAAGATGCTGCCATCGGTGGCGCGCACGGCGCAGGCCGCCGGCGCCGATATGGGCGAGGTGGCGACATCGAGCCAGGGCCTGATGGAGCATTTCAAAATCTCCGTCGATCAATTGGCCGAGGCGCAGGATATCCTCGCCAAGGGCGGCAAGCTCGGCAAATTCGAACTGAAGGATATGGCGCGCTATCTGCCCTCCATCCTTCCCGCCGCCAAGGCCGTGGGCCTTGCCGGAACGGACGGGCTCGGCAATCTCGTCTCCATGCTGCAGGTGATCCGGGCGGGCTCGGGCTCGGCGGAGGAAGCCGCCGCTTCGATGCAGAACATCTTCGCCAAGATGGAATCGGAGGCGACGGTCAAGAATTTCAAGGATATGGGCGTCGACCTGCCGAAGGCTCTGGCCAAGGCCCGGCGCGAGGGGCGCGACCTGCTCACCACCTTCATCGACCTCTCGCAGCAGGCGACCAAGGGCGATCTCTCGAAACTGCCGCAGCTCTTTCCGGATATGGAATTCTCGCGCGGCATGCGCGCGCTGATGTCGATGAAGGACAGGATCGGCGAATTCCGCGCCGAGCTGCGCAGCGCCGCCGGCACGATCGACGCGGATTTCAACCGCGTGATCGGCAATACGGCCTCGTCAATGGACCGGATGAAGCTCTCGGCCGACCGGCTCGTCAGCGCCATCGGCCAGATGCTGGCGAACAAGTTTTCCGAATTCAAGCTGCCGCCCGCGCTCGAAAAACTGGCTTCCGTTCTGGAGATGGCCAACAGGATCAGCGAGGGTCAGAACGCCATTGATGCGCGCAACGCCGCCGATCCGGCCGGCGCGGCGGCGCGCCAGCAGAAGGCAAGCGATGCGCTGCTGGCCGACTGGCGCAACCGCAAGGCGCAGCAGGAACTCGAATCGATCCGCTCCACCGCCGCAAGGCTGGACAGCGCCTCGCAATTCCCACCCGGCTCCGCCGCGGCGCGCCTCGCCGCCGGATCGGATGCCGCCGCCCGCGCCGCGCTCGCCAACCGCGTCACAGGCCCTGTCATCGCCACGATGACCGGCATGCCGGAGCCTTTCGCCTTTTCGCCATCCAGCCTCGATCCGGGGCTTCGCCGCCCGGCCGATTTCGACGAGTGGCGGCAGCAATCGCCCAATCGCGGCGCGGGTAAACCCGTCAACATCCCGCTCCCGCAGGCAAGGCCCGATGGTCTGCCGCTGGTGCAGGGCCTCGACGAGGCCGCGCCCAAGGCGGCGCAGATCGTGACCGAAGTGAACAAGATCGGCCCCGCCGGTCAGCAGGCCGGCCAGCAGATGGTGGCCGCCGCCGCCGAGGCGGAAAGCGCCTGGGCGCGGTTTGTCATCAATACGCAGGCGCGCCTCAATACGCTCAAGGTTCCCAACGGGGCCGCCGCCGGCGCGATGATCGGCGGTTTCAACACTGGCAAATCCATGCGTGAAATCGAATGATCGACTGGACCGCAACCCTCCTCCCCGCCTCCTTCGCCGGCCAGGCCTTCTATGTGCAGGGCTCGCATGTGGAGGCGGGGCACCGCGTCGCGCGCACGCTGATCCCGAACGGCGGCCATGTGCTCGAAAGCTTCGGGCCGCAGCCGCGCCGCTTCGAGGTCGAGGCCTATCTCACGGGTGACCTTTGCCTCGTGCAGGCCACGGCGCTGCTGGCGCTTGCCGAAGTGCAGCACCGCGGGCCGCTGGTGCTGCCCGATGCCGGGATCGCGCAGGTGCGCCTGATCAAGGCGCGCCGCGCATTCGACAAGGACAAGCTGGGTTACGTCGCGGTCGAACTCGAAGCCGTGGCCGAGCCTTCCGTGGCCCCCGGCGGGTTGTCGGATGGCGCGCTCTCCTCGGCGATCTTTGCGCTGGCCGGAACGGCCGCTGTCGCGATCGGCGCCTTCGCCGCCTCCGCCTTCCGCCTGGCGGGTCAGCCCAGCCCGGTGACCGGCGCGGCGCTCAATGCCGCGGCAGGGCCTGCCGCCGATCTCACGGCGCTCCGCTCCATGGCGCGGCTCGACCCCGCCGCGGAAGCCGCCGTCGCGCCCGCCTTCGATGCGATGCTGGCCGCCCTGCCCTTTCTCGCGGTCGATCCCGCGAGCTACGGCACGGCGCTTGGCCAGGCCGCGATCGCGCTGGGCGACGCCGCCGAGCCGCTGGCCCTGCTCGCCAATATCCGCGCGCTTGGCCGCCCGGCCGATCCCGCGCCGCCGCCCGTCTCCTCGGGCGTCTCGCTCGTCATCGCCGAAAACGCCGGGGTCGGCGTCTCGCTCATCGCCGCTTCCCGCGCTTTGGCTCTGGCCGAGGCTCTGGCCCGCGCCTCCTTCGCCGACCGGCCGCAGGCTGCGCAGACCCGCGCCGAGGCGACGGCCGTCTTCGATGATGCGCTGGCCCGGATCGGGCGGCAGGGCGCCGATCTGCGCGCCGCTACAAGCCGCCTCAAGGGCCTGACGGGTGAACTCATTTCGGTGCGCGCCTCGGCCATCGCGCCGCTCATCACCGTGACGGCGCAAAAGCGCCTGCCCGCGCTCTGGTGGGCCTGGCGGCTCTACGGCGATCCGTCGCGCGCCGAGGAACTCTGGAAGCGCTCCGGCGCGCGCCACCCCGCCGCCATGCCCTTGACCTTCGAGGCTCTGGCGGCCTGATGGCTTTCGAGATTGTCACCATAGCGGCGGCAGGCCTCACGCTGCAGCCGCAGACCATTGCGATTGACATCGCCTATGATGAGGCGGCGCGCTCGTTTTCGGCCAAGGTGAAGCATCCGTTTCTGGATCAGGCCGCGCTGCTCGCCGCGCTCTCCGGCTCGCCGCCCTGCACAATCCGCACGCAATCGGGCGATGAGCCCTTCGCGCCTGCCGGCGGCGATCTGCTGCTGACCGGCCATGTCGAGAAACGCGCGCCAAGGCTCGCGGGCGACGAAAAGGAAATGACGATCTCGGGCCGCTCGAAAACTGGCGACGCGGTCGATTCCGCCGCCGAGCATGACAAGGGCGAATTCCGCGACAAGGATGCGAAAGAGATCATCGACGAACTGGCGCAGAAACAAAATGTTTCCGTCGAAAATGAAGCAACGCTCAAGAAAAAGAAAGTATTCCGCCTGCGTCCCGGCGAAACCATTTTCGCCGCCGCCGAGCGCCTGGCGCGCGTTGACGGGGTGACGGTCACCGACACGCCGGAAGGCAAGCTCAAATTCGCGCAGGCCGCAAAGAAGAACCACGCGGGCCAGATCCGCGATGGTGACAATGGCTGGCCGCATCTCGTCGACGCATCGGCCTTGCATGACGATTCGCGCCGCTTCGGCAAGGTCAAGGTCTCGGCCCAGGCGCCGGATGGCTACAGGCCCGAGGATCTCAGGATCGAGGGCGAGGCGAGTGACAGCGCCGCCGGCCGCCAGCGTTTGCGCGTCGTCGTCCCGCCCGAGCAGATCGCCCGCGAGGAGGCAAGGCAGCGCGCCCGCTGGCACCGCGACCGCGCCGCCGGCGAGGGCACGACCTGCGAGGTGCGCCTTGTGGGCTGGCGCGATGCGGGCGGAACGCTCTGGACGCCGGGCTGGAACATCTACACGGAAATCGCCGATCTGGGCCTCGCGCAGGACATGACGATCCAGAAGGTCAGTTTCACGCAAACCGACGACGGCACCTTCGCCTCTCTTTCGCTCGTTGATCCGCGCGCCTTCGGCGGCAAGAAGGCCAAGGGCGGCAAGAGCGGCAAGGGCTGGGATCTCGGCAAGGCGGGGGGCGAGGATGCGTGATCTTTACGACGCGCCCACCATCACAAGGGCGAAACTGATATCGGTCGATGATTCGGGCAAGCATCAGCTCCTCGATTTCGAGGGCTATGCCGGCGAAAGCTTCACGAAAGTCGCCCGCGCCCAGCCGCATGGCGTGAGCTCCCATCCGCCGGCCGGCGCGATCGGTCATATCCTGCGGATGGGCTCAAGCGACCGGCTTTTCGCCATCGGCTTCGAGACGCCGGGCCGCCCCCGCGATCTGCCCGCCGGCGCCCAGGCGATCTATGACGATGGCGGCAACATCATCCGGCTCACCACGGCGGACGGCATTTCGCTCGATGCCGCCACCGGCGTGGCGCGGCTGTCGCGCGGCGGAATGAGCATCATTGTTTCGCCGGACCGCATCGATCTCGGCGGCACGGGCGGTTCGGCGGTGCAGACCGTCGCCGGCCCCTCCAGCAAGGTTTTCGCGATCCTATGACCTATCCCGTCACCATCGGCAGGAGCGAGGCGGCGCGCCCGGCGCTGCCTTTCGCGACGCGCTACGATCCGAAGACCTTGCTCGGCGACTGGACCGTGGCCGGGGCTTCCTCGGCGGGGCCCGATGGCCTGAACGCTGGCGGGCTTTCCGATCTTGATCAGCTCGAAAGCAATGTCTTCGTCTCGCTCTTCACGCATCGCCGCGCGCCGGACGGCTGGAGGCCCGAAGTGACGGACCGGCGCGGCTGGTGGGGCGATGGCGTGGCCGCCGAAGGAAACAGGCCGGAGCCGATCGGCTCGCATCTCTGGCTTTTGCGCAACGAAGTGGCCAATGAACGCAATGTGGCGCTCGCCAAAATCTACGCCGAGGAGGCGCTCGCCTGGCTCTTGCGCGACGGCGTGGTGGGGCGGATCGCGGTCGCCTCGGAGCTGATCGAAAACCCGCGCCGCGGCATCAATCTCACCATCGAGATTTTCGCGCGCGACGGCACCGTTGCATTCAAGGCGCAATTCGCGCGGCTCTGGCAGGAAGTGGGGCGCTGATATGACCTGGCAGACCCCCACGCTCGATGAGCAGGTTGCGGCCACGATCCGCGACATCAATGCGGAAATGCCCGGCGCCGATGCGGCGCTGGCGCGCAACAACCTCAACCCCGTCGCCAAGGTGCTGGCCGGCGGCCTGCATGCGGTCAACCTCTTCGCGGCCTGGACCGCCGATCAGAAATTCATCCTGACCTGCGCCGAAGAATTCCTTGACCGGCATGGGGCCGAGATGAAGCCCGCCGTGCCGCGCAAGGCGGCCGCCGCCGCCACCGGCGCGGTGAATATGACCGCCGCCTCAGCAGTCACTCTGGCGACGGGCGCGATCCTCTCCCGCTCCGATGGCGAGCAATTCCGCGTCGACGCCGGCGTGGTCGCGGGCTCGGGCGCGAGCGTCACCATCAATGTGACGGCGGTGAAGGCCGGAGCGGCTTCCGCCACATTGGCCGCGGCGCCCCTCACCGCCGCAAGCGGCCTCACCGGCACGGCCACTTTCGCCGTCAGCGCCAATGGGCTGGGCGGCGCGGCCGACGCCGAGGCCAATGAGCCTTACCGGGCGCGGCTTCTCTTCGCCAAGGCCTTTCCGGAGCATGGCGGCGCGCCGGCCGACTGGCTGCGCTACACGCTGGCCGTGCCGGGCGTGACGCGGGCCTATATCGATCCGCTCGCGGCCGGGCGCGGCACCGTCGTGGTCTATCCGTTTTTCGATCTCACCCGGCCAAACGGCATCGGTCTTGAAAGCGACCGGCTCGCGGTGCAATCAGCGCTCGCTGTGGCTGGGCCAGGCGGCGCCATGCCCTTCGTGCGGCTGCCCGTGCCCGTCGCCATCCCGGTGACGCTTGCGGGCGTCTCACCCGCGACGCCCGAGGTGCAGGCCGCCATCGCTTCCGAGATCGCCGCGACCTTCGCGCGCCAGTCCCGCCCCGCGGGGCTTTCCGCGCCGCATCCCTCGATGCCGTTTCTCGCCACCCCGGCGAGCTTCTCGCGCTCCTGGATCTGGCAGGCCGCCGCCAATGCCTCCGGCGAGGAGCGCCACAGCGTCACGCTTCCTGCTGCCGATGTGGCGCTCGCCGAGGGTCAGGTTGCTGTGCCCGGCGCCATCACCTTCGCTTGAGCTGCCTCGCTAAACCCGTGAGGAGCGAAGCTGCAAGCTTGCTTGCGGCGCAGTCCCTCACGGATTTAGCCAACAAAAAAGCCCAACAATGTCCTATTGCCTCTCCAAAACCGAATGGACCGAGGCGCTGGCGGCGCTCCGCCCGCGCGGCGAGGCCTGGCGCAACGGCGATTTCGACGGCTTGTCCGGCTCAGTCATGGGGCAATTCTTCGCCGGAACCGCCACCAGCTTCACCGCAGCGGATGCCAGGCTTTGCGATCTCGCCAATGAATTCTTCTGCTCCACGGCGGTCGAAACCCGCGATCTCTGGGCGCTGGAATATGGCTTGCCGGACGGTTGCGACCCCTTCGCCGATGTCTGCGAAAAGGTGAATGCGGTCGGCGACACGACGCCCGCATATGTGATCGCCGCGGCGCTCAGGCGCGGCTGGAGCATCACGATCAGTCAGGTCTTCGTCTCCGGCATTGAGGATTGCTGCTTCGGGGGCGGGTTGTTCGGCCCGATGCTTTTCGGCGCGAGCCAGGGCGTGGCCTGGTTCGTCACGGTCGATCTCGCCGCGTCGCCCTCCTATGTCGCCTCTGCCGGCACCGCGCCGCTCTTCGGCCTGATGCTGTTCGGCGACGGCTTCGATTGCTCGCCGGATATCGAACCCCTGCGCTGCCTCGTGCGCCGCATCGCGCCCGCGCATGCCGATCTCGACTTCGTCACGGTCAACTAAAGGAATCATCCATGGGCAACCTCTTCGGCTTCGCCGCCTTCGGGGCCACGCGGCCCTCCGCCACGCGTCCGGTTGTCACGCCCGAGAACGGCGCCGCCACGCCCGACGATTGGGCGAAGGATTGCTCCAGCCCGCTTTTGCGCGACGGCACGGAATGGCGCGCCGCCTGGGCGAATTTCCTGACCGCGAATCTGCGTGGGCTGGTTCGCGGCAGCGGCGTCACCGACAACAACACCGACGATAACCTCGTCGCCCGCGCCGTGCGCTCGGACGGTCTCAACCGGATGAATGCCGGCGGCACGGCCAATGCCATCACGCTGACCCCCGTCGCGCCAGCCCCGGCCTTCGCCTCGCTTGCTGATCTCGTCAATGTGCCGCTGCGGTTTACTGTTGCCGCAACCAATAACGGCCCGGCAACGATCAATGTGAACAGCCTGGGCGCCAGACCGGCCATTATTCCAGGCGGCGCAACCATGGTGGGCGGTGAGCTGCCGGCCGGATCAATCGTAACGGCGATGTATGACGGGACGAATTTCCAGATCATTTCGGGCTCCTTCGGCCTGCGCGTTCTCCCCAGCTTGACAACGTTTTTCGTCAACGCCACGACCGGTAGCGACGGAAACGATGGCCTTTCGGCCGGGTCCGCCTTTGCCACGATCCAGGGCGCGGTCAATGCCATCGCCGCGCGGTACATCGCACCCGCTGGCGTGCTGATCAATGTCGCGAACGGGTCTTATGCCGGTTTCAATATTGCCGCCTCGCTCATCGCATCATGGACCATTACCGGCAACACAGGCTCACCGGCCTCGGTTCTGGTTTCCGCAGCGACCAATTCCGTGAACCGGGGGCGGGCTCTCAGCATCACCCGCGGCGTCATCGCAACGGTTCAGGGCATCGCCATGTCCTCGACGCAAGAGAACTGGGCGAACAGCGGAGGCACGCTGACGCTCTCCAATATCAACATGCAGGCCAATGTTTCTTTCTATTCGGGCGGCACCTATTATGGCGGCTACACGCTGCTGATTGGCAACATCAACTTTACCGGGAACGGCTTCGGTTTCGCCATTGCGAGCCTGGGCGGCGTGCTCAGTTTCGGCTTCAGCGATGGGGTGGGAAGCAACGCCCTCACGCTTACTTGTTCCGGAACGCCAGTTCTCTCCTCCGGGAACGTTCTGGCGTCAGCGGGCGGTACGATCGTCGCCTACCCCTCGGCCGCCACCATGGTCGGCGCGGTGACCGGCACGCGCTATATCGCAAACACGAATGGCGTAATCAACACCAATGGCGGGGGGGTCAACTACTTCCCCGGCAGCACAGCCGGATCGCTCAGCACCGGCGGCCAATACATCTAAGGGGTGATCCATGTATAATCCTTTCGACTGGTACTGGCGGCGCGCGGACGGCGCGCTCTGGTCATCCGCCCGCGCGATGCTCGTGACGGAAACCGACGCCGCGTTTGAAGCGTGGCAGAGCGCCGGCAATGCGCCGACCCCCTGGCCGCGCGACGCGGAGGGCAATGAGAGCGCCGCCGAACTCCGCGCGGTTCTCGCCGCGCATCGCCTCCCCGGTCCTCCGGGCGCGCCAAGTCAGGATGAAGTCCAGGCCGAATGCGCAAGGCGCATCTTCGCGGCCGCTTCTGCGACAACCCAGACCAATCTCACGGCCTATATGAACAAGCTCGCCCTCAAGAGCACCGCCTTGACCAATGCCGAAAAAGCCGATGTCGCGGCCTTCGGCGAAGCCTTCGACTGGATCACCGCCATGCGCACCAAATGGGCGGAACTGCTTGCCGCCGGCGACGCGGATTTCCGCGACGATGCGAAATGGCCGGTGCTGCCAACGGCAGCGGCGGCGCTGGCTGCGAGATTCTAGGCGCCCGCTCGGGATTGTTGCTGCCCGCTCGGGCGGGAGGATTCACGCTTCGCTGCTCGCTCCGGACGATGCTCGTCCGCTCGCGGGGTAACCCAGGCCAACCCTTTTAGCCGGCGGGAAGATAAAAATGGCCCTCGACATCACGATCCGCGCCGGGACGAACCGGCCGGTCAAGTTCGATTTTACGGCAAACGCGCCAGCGGATTTCACCACGGCGGGCAAGACCTTCGAATTGGTCGTCGAGTGGACCGGCGGACGGCGGGTCTATGCCGCTGGCGCGGGCCTTGCCGTCACCGGGGCGAAGGAAGTGACATGGTCGCCGCCGCTCGCCGACACGCGGGCCTTTCCGGTGGGCCGCATCGCCCGCGTCGAGATGCAATGGAGCGTTGGCGGCATCCAGGATTCCGACGCCGGCATGCTCACCGTGACCCCCGGCATATCCAACGATTGATCTGAAAGGAACCCGCCATGCCTTATCTCGACAACCGCGTTTACGACAACGGCCTGAATGTCTTCGATACCGAGGCGACCACCTTCCATATCTGCAGCTCCGAGCCGGCGACCTTCGGCGCTGTCGCCGGCGTCACGCTCGGCAACAAGGCGCTGGCACCCGGCGACATCAACGCGCCTTCCGCCGGCTCGCCGAACGGCCGCAAGGTCGATCTTGCTGCGCTCACCGGCGGCAACGTGACGGGGACCGGGATGGCCACGCATTTCGCCGTCACGGATGCGACAAACTCGCGCCTGCTGGCTGCTGACGCGCTTGCCGCCCCTCAGGCGGTGACCTCCGGCAACACATTCTCGACCGGAGCCATCGTCTTGGCCCGCATTCCTGCCCCCGTCTAAGGAGCCGGCGCCATGATCATCCTTCAATCCACGGACCTGCTTCGCGTCATCACCAGCGCAGCGGTCAACACCGATGTCCATGCGTCCTATGTGGACGGATTGGCAAGCATCACGCCGGGGCGGCTGAATACACTGATCACCACCGCGACGGCCACGACGATTGTAGGCCCGCCGGCCGCCGGCGCCTTCCGCACGGTCAAGCATGTGAGCATCCGGAATCGGGGCACGACGCTTTCGCAGACCGTGACTGTCGTCCATTCGGATGGAACAAACGTCGCGGAAATCGTTTCCCATATCCTGACGCCGGGCTCCGGGCTATTCTATGAAGAGGGCAATGGTTGGAGACTGGAAACCAACTCGAATCTCACCACGCCGGACATCCAGATCTTCAACGGCGTGGGCGGAACCTGGAACAAGCCTGCCGGGGCAAAACAGGTCATCGTTGAAATCATCGGCGGCGGCGGTGGCGGCGGCGGAGGGGCTTCTCTCGCAACGGCAGTCGTCGCCAAGGGCGGCGGTGGTGGTGGTGGTGGTGCGTGGTTGCGCGGTATCTTCAATGCCAATGATCTGGGCGAGACGGAAGCGGTCACCATAGGCACTGGCGGCGCTGCCGGAACACCCGGCGCAGCAGGCGCAGCAGGTGGTGGTGGCGGCATAGGCGGCCACTCAACCTTCGGCACATGGCTGACAGCCTTCGGCGGAGGCGGCGGCTCAGGCGGCGCAACCTCGGCGGCGGTGACGGGCGGCGGCGGCGGCGGTGGCGAAGGTTGAGTGGCCGCCTA